TTACCCTCAGCAAATGAGGTCAAATCCGAATAATCTGTTAGAATAGTAGATAAGTACATAAAAATCTAATGCCAAAATCTTTAGATAGGGTCCTTCAGTCTGATGGGTCGTATAAGTGGGAAATGGTTGAATTCCAGCCAGAACCCGAAGTAACAACTGAAGTTACCGAGGAGCCAAAGAAGAAGGCTTCAAAGAAAAAGTCCACAAGTGCATTATCTGAATAATCAATGGCAATCGAAGAAAAAGTAATTCAGCCTGAGTCTGTGACCAACGCTGAACAGCCCGTGGCTGAAACTGCTTCACAACCACAAGCACCAAATCTTGATTCTGTAAAAGCAGAGTACGAAGCAAAACTATCTGCTTTGCAGAAACAGGTTTCAGATGAGCAAGAAAAATTTAAGGGCATCAAAACTAAACTTGATGATGTCTACAAGCAAAAAGATCAGCAACGTAAACAGGAATTAGAAGATCAGGGTCAATGGAAAACTCTTTGGGAAGAAGCAAATAAAACCAACCAAGAAATGCAGCAAGAGAATATGTCCTTGAAGCAAAGTTTAGAAGATATGAAAACTTCCAACGAAATGGCTTCTACAAGACAAACAGCTTTGGCTGCGATCAGTAATTTAGGTGCTATCAACGCAGAACAAACTTTGTCATTACTGCAAAGCAATCTGAAGAGAAACGCTGAGGGTAAAGTTGTTATTCTAAATGGTGGAGTTGAACAAGACTTCAATACTTATCTCAGTACTCTCAAAAACCCTGGAAGTGGTTGG